TTCCATATTGAGAATCTAATTTAGTACTGAGCCTTTCTTCCATAGCATTTAAACTAGCATCTACCTTTTCATCAACAACATCTATCTTCTTTTCCATGCCATCAATAATTTTATTTATAAGTTTCCAAATAAAGAAACCCAATCCTAGCGCACTAGCAATTGGGAATCCTACCTGATTAATAAAGTCTATTGCTTCTTTCATTTACTTTACCACTTAACTTTGTCAGCCCAATAAGCTGCAGACATTTTACCTTTTCTAATATTTTTACCATGTCTAGCTTTAAAAGATTTACGTTTCATTTTCATACGTCTAGACTCACCTGCTTTAGGTTTACCTGCAGTCTTAGCTCCTTTCTGACCAAAGCGTATAGTTTTTATTTTGTCTCCTTCTTTAGCTACAACTATATGAGACTTTTTAGGATGGCTAGGTGTACGTTTAGGTTTGTTAAATCCTGACACACCTGCTCTTGCAAGCCTTGAATCTTTTTTCTTAGCCATTATTTCTTTTTCCTTTTTGTAGTTTTCTTTTTATGTAGTCCATGTCGAGCATGTTGTTTACCTTTAGCAGTAGCAGCACGTTTCTTTTTGTTAGCTGCTGCAAGTTTCTTTCTACCTGCAGGACTAGACTTAAGCCTCTTAATTTTTGCAGATGGAGCATAGACTTCACCAGTTTCAGAAGACTTCTTACCGCTTGGAGTTCTCCACTTCTGCTTTGTCCATTTCTTTAAAGACTTCTGAGACTTCTTAAGTGCCATTACTTTTTAGCCTTTACTTTAGCTTTCTTAGAAAGATCTTTAAAGTGAAAAAGTTTAACGCTTGTTTTGGTGTGTGTTTTATTTGTATGTAGTTCTCCATTAGGCATCTTGTGACTAGAACCTTTATACTCAGTGCCGTCTTTCTTATAGTGTTTAACACCTCCACCTTTTTTATATGTCATGCGTTTCTTAGCCATGCCACCACCCATCATCTTTTTCTTTTTAGATCCGTACATTATTTGTATCCTCCACCTTTTGCTTTATATTGTTTAGCTAACATCTGCGCTTTTCTAGCACTCCATTGACCTGCTTTTCCACCTTTACTACCTGCTTTAATCCTGTTAAAAAGATTCTTACGCATAGTGGGTTTAGTGTAGTTACCTGCTTTGTTTACTGTTGATTTTTTTTTCTTCTTGACTGCCATAATAATCCATTTGCTCTTTTAGTTTTATTTGTTGTTTTCTAAAGTTAAATTTGGTTCTGTTTCTAGTTTCTTGTTTCCTAGCTTGATTTCTAAATCCACCTTTCCTCATAAATCTAAATCCTTTAGTGCGTTAAGTTTATCTTTGGCTTGTGCAAGCTTGTCTATCTGTTGATCTATAGCTTCTATAATATCAGGATGTTCTCCAACACCTGCACTGTTGTTAAAGTATACGTCAATGTTTGCTTCAGCTTTAGCTATCTCACCTTTGTACGTAGCTTCTAAACCTTTGTATAGTCTGGTATGGCTTATGTTATTCATTAGTCTTTATCCTTTGTATTGCTTGCACCAAAGTAAAAACTAATAACAGCACTTGCTAAACCACCAAGATAACCTAAGACTAAGTTGATCAATGCTTCACTGTTCTGCTCTGGAGGTTGCAGTGTTACTAAGAATATGTAACCCATAAAGCCACCAACTACAGCTATGCCCATGATACGAGAAGTCCAGTCTTTAGAAAACTTTCCTCTAGCATCTTGAATGTCAGCAGTTTCTAAAGCATATAGATCAACATCGAGTTCTTTCATTCTAACTTCAAAGTCTTTGTCAATCTTTTTAAGTTCTGCTAGTTGCTCTGGTGTTGCAGCTTGTATAGCTTGTTCTATTTTCTTAGGCTCTGGCTCACATCCTAGTGCATCTGCAACCATGTTAGCTGCCATTGATCCCATAGGTCCACCTAATGCTGTTCCGATTGTAGGAGCTACTGCGCCTATTATATTTTTTACATTTTTAAGTAAGTTAAATTTCATTTCTTTCCTTTTTAGTGAAGCGTATGCTTTCGTTTCCTAGAATATCTTCTACCGATTGCATAGCTAGTTCCAACGGCATGTCAGGCATACCTTTTAAGTGTGCGTTTAACATTTCTTCATAAACTTTTCTAAACTCGTTACGTTTAATCCAAGCTATGTCTTCTCTTGTACGCATTTTACAATCTATCCGATAAGCTCTGTCGAGATCTTCTTCAAGATACATAATTAATATATCATCCGTTAACAATCATCTGCTCCAGTCTGTCTGATCTGTTACCTACTTGTCTAGCCCAACGACTATCAAGCATCTCTTTGCCTGCGGTTACATAGTCACCTGCTTCCATAGCAGCTAAAAAATTTTTAAAATTTAGTAACTTTGTCAAGCCTAGATTAAAGATCATATTAATAATTGCACGTTGTCTAACGTCTGTTAAATCTGCAAACCATTTAAAAACTCTAGTAGCTTCTTCTTCACAGATTGTTATATCATTGGCAAGAAGATAGTCAGACTCATCCATAGTGATACCACGCTCTTCTATATTTCTACCCACACCCAGAGTTAAAAATCCTGCCGAGCATTTGTAAGGTCGTAGTTCTACACCTTCGTCACGTTTAAGTTCTTCAATTAGTTTCTCTTTGTTCATTTATAATTCCTTTTCTATAACTTCATTAGCTACAGTTAAAAAATCTATTAAATCTTTTGAAATTTCTCCACCTTCGTTAAAACCAAAACGACCTAAAAGACTCTCACTTTTATAATAATCCGACATTATTAATTTTTCTGTTTCATTTTTTGTTAATTTAACTTTAGGAAAATCTTTCAATAAAAAATATTCCATGTCAGTTCCTCTTGTTCTTACCTTTGCTTTATTTCTTAAATCTTTAGAAGTGGTTAAAATTTCAACTCCTTGTTTTCTTAAAAAATTAATACCTTCTGGATGTTGTGGAAAATAAGGACGAATTTTTCTATTTTTATATTTAGTAATAGTAAATAATTTTTCAAGATCACTAAGTAAATTGTTGTCTTTTTCAGTAAGAGTTTTTTTATTTATAAGCCTATCTTTTTCTTTTTGTATTGCTTCTTGTAGTTTTTTACTTGGTTTATCTATTAGTTCTACATTTTTAGCTTTACTTAAATCTAATTTATAAAGACCAGTAGCTCCGTATTTTTCTATATTTTCATTTGATCTGTGCGTTTTAAAAGCAGAAGCGTAACTTATTTTAGGAGTTGAGTATATTCCTACTTTACCTGCTGATCCTTTTTCAACAGAAGAATGACCACCGTGATATTGTTTCTTTGGTAATTTGTTTAGTTTAAGCAATGTTTTAGATCCTATACCAAGAACTCCTAAACCAGGAATTGCTGCTAAATAATCTAAAGGATTAGTATAATCAAATAATATACCTCCTTTACCTACTAACTTTTTTACCAAACCTCCTACAACATAAGGTTCTCTATAGTCACTAGTTCTACTGTGCTTACGCATACCACCTTTCCAATCAGGTACTGTTGGTTCTGGAGCAGTATAAGGTGTTACAGGTAACTCAGGTACAGTAGGTATTTTAGTTTCTTCTATATCTTCAATGTTATACTGAGAAGGATACAAACCAGTAAACTCTCTTAATTTTTTAGTTTCTTCTGCTATGTAAGCATCTTGAGCTTCTTTACCTGCGTATTGATCTGTTGTATATACAGGAGGAACAAAAGGAATATTAGGTTTTGTAATCTCTTCATCTAGATTACTATCGTATATAGGATTCATGTAACTAGATGTTTTACGATCTTCATCTACATAACCTTCAAATATTTCTTTTACTCTAGATATAAATCCTTTATCTTCTGCCATAGGACGAACACCAATAGGTCTCATATTTTCACGTTCAGTTACTGTAGCAAAAGAATCTTCTCTACCTAAACTTTTAAAGTCATACTTAAAAGACATAATAGGATTATATCTATCTTGAACATTTTTTAATGCTTGATTATATTCTGGAGAAGTTTCAGAGCCTCTCCAATGAAACTTCATATACAAGAACTCAGCAGCTTGTTTGTAACTATCGTCTTGTTCTTTTGCAGTTCCTATTATTCTTAACAAAGGATCAGTTGACATAGTTTTGTTATTGTAAGTTTTTTCTTCTGATGTTAAAAACATGTGACCTAAAACCATTAAGTTAGATTCATCTCTGTTCCAGTCTCTAGGATCTTTTTTAGACGCTGCTCTAACTGCGTTTATAATATCTTTACCTACAGGTATTCTACCACTAATAAAATTGTTCACGACTGTCTTAACAGTTTCATCTTTAAACTGATGTAAACCTTTAGCGTCTGCACTAGATATTTCTTTAGGATTGTTTCCAGATTCTATGTCTGCTA